GACATTAACTTTTGTAAGTCTTGAACTTCTTTTTTTTGGAAATGATATTGCTCAGAGATATAATCACCTATCTCATACCCTTGCACGATATAGCCGCAGCCTTGCAAGAAGTGAATGAACTCATCTACTGCTTCCTGCCAAGTAGCATCATCTGATACATACATTTGGATATAACTACCATCGTATCTTTTGTTTTTTAGTATCATTTGTTTTCTCCTTTTGGACACCAATGACTATGCGTAGTGCCACCGTAGCTTTCGCTTCCGCATTCGCACGTTAATTGCTTATACGGAGAACTGTTTGCTTTTTCTTCCAAATAAACGTCGTAAGGATCTTGTAACATAAAAGCGTTAGGGTCTGCAAAATACAGGTTATAACAATCTAAGCACATTTCATACAAGTTCACCTTATTGATGCAACATGGTTTATTCTTCATTAGAATTTTACCTTATTGAAAAGTGCCATAAAATCATTAGCAAACACTTTTAACTTTTCCTCGCTGTATCCTCCAAAGTTATGGACATTTGTAGACATAATGTGACCAGAAGTGTCTTTATGACCGACGCCGACACAATGCGCAATTTCATGCCACATAACAGTCTTTACAATGTTGTTTCTAACAGATACAGGATATATAGTAATAATACAAGAATCATTGTAAACTGTAGCTAATCCAGCGTAACTACCTCTATCCTCTGAAGCTAATCTAACTACAATCTGAAATGGAAAAATTGAACGTGTGTCGCCTTGAAAAAAAACTACTGTTTCTGGTAAAAATTTATTAAGATCTTGGATAGCTAAAATCATTTGCATTGTTTCAGCTGCAGGAGTGGTAGAAACTATCTTAATCTTAGCAGGCCAAGTGAAGGTAAGATCGTCAGAATAACCGCAACTATTTAGAAACAACAAACAAGCTATAAAGAATCTCATATTATCTCCTTACTACAGAGCTAATGATTATGCCAGTCGCTATACCTCCAACAATTAACACCCAAGTAGGTGTTGTTCGTTTTGACTGCTCTAGCTCTTTCTTTAAAACTATAACAGATTTTTTTAAATTGTCAATAGCTTTGTCTTGGGCGTGAATTACTTCCTCACAGGCAGACAATGCTTTTTCACATTTCTGTTCATTTCCTAGACACAATTGTGACACTAGGAATACTATTAACAAATACTTACTCATTATTTAAATGCCCTAGTATAGTAATCTTAGCGCCGGGGGTTTTTACGATCATAAACCCTTCATTATTACCGTCATTGATATCTTTCATAAACAACCAACTAGCCAAATACCATGCATCTTTAGTTTCAGCAAACAAAATACCCACTACATGAAACTTCATAACATCTTCTCGCAAGTTACGTGGAGTGTCCATGCAATGATCGATTGCTTCAATCATCACTATTGGTAGACTTCTGTGCATTTTTGGCTTCATATGTCACCTAATCAATTGGTAGAATTTCTATTTTGTTTTTTCTTAATTTGTCCGTACACACATTCAACTGCTTTACAGCAATAGCCGCAATAAACAAAAGAATAGCGTAAATTATAATTATAGGCGTAAACCTCATTTTCTTTTAGCCTCTCTAAGTTTTTTCTTTTTTTCTTTAATGTTGTCAGAATCTTTCTTAATAGCTAAGTCAAGATCCTTTTCCATAAGCTTTAATTTAACTTCTTTAAGTTTATCGCCTTGTAGTTTAAAAGCTACAGCTAATATCCCAGCTACAGCTGCTAACGTAACGACAAGCCATTGAACAATAGTAAGTCTTATTTTTGATAACAACTTCATAATTTACCTGTCCACCTTCCTCGTTTGTTTAAGTGCATAGCTATCAGCGTGGGATTACCATTAATAACCACTCCGCAGCTTAGAATCGGCTTTTTACGCATATGCTTTCCATACTCAAATGCGTATGCGTCTTTATCAATCCCAGACCCTACATTCATACCAAACAACAGTACCTGAGAATTGGCCCAGAACAGTACACCGGCGTCTGCATGCAAGTGACCAATAACGCATGACTTAAGCTCATCCTTAGCGGCGTTTATAGCTCCCTGTACTCCAGAATACCCTAGACCATGTTTATATATAACATTATCCACTTCAGCCTTATCGACCCATTTCCAGCCTTTTGGGGCTTTCATAAAATCCCTGTACTCACGTAAGTAAGCCCTAGGAATGCCGTGTTTTAGAGCTCTTCTGAAGATTCGCTCATCATGGTTACCTTTGCACACAAGCATACTAGGAAATGCTTTATAAAAAGGCGTAAGCTGTTTAATAGCTTGTTGAAGCTCTTGTCCAGCACTAAAACCATCTGGATCGTGATCCCAGTCCCCTAAAGCGTGGTGGTCTACGAGATCGCCGACATGAACAGTTAAAGTTGTACCATACTTCTTTTGTACGGCTTTTAAAAATCGCAAGTAATCTTGATGTATAAATGGTGCTTGCGTATCAGCTATCACTAATATTTTAGCCATTTTTATACTTCCTTCTTGCTACGTTTTCTTTTTTTGTTTTCTTTTCGTGGCAACTCAAACATAGGACTTTGAAGCCCAAGGAGTCGGTGAACAGTCTCTCGCAGTATTTGTCCCAACCTTCGAAGCCCTTTTTTATGTCCACTACGGGCTGGGTGTGATCTAACTGCTTTTCTTTTGAGGGCACTACTTTTTTGCATTTTTCGCATTTGTATTTTCCCCACTCGAGCCATGCTCGTTTAATTGCTACGTTACGCCAAGGCCACCTGTAACTTGCACGTCGTAGTGTGTTCTTAACGAACTGAAACCGATATTTATCGATATCATCTTTCGTATATTGATCGAACGGCTTTTTCGATTTCATGGTCTTCCTTCGGTTCACTCAACATTTTATTCCACTCACCTGTCCACCACATCGCTATATCCATCGGAACGCCGGCATCGTTTTTCAACGCGTTTAACAATCTTATCATAATTTGATGCCGTTGTCCATTGTTTACTGGAACTGTATTCGCCATTACATAGAAACAATCAAATACGCTTTTTCCTTGTTTTTGTCCAGTAGAAACAATTTGCATTTCTTCCCTTTTAAGTGGGGGAAGTGTAAGGATACTTCCTCTGTGCTCAGCGATGAGTACCTTTGGTCTCCCTGTTTTTTCATGGATTGTTCCCGGTATTCTGAACGGATGTAAATGGGTGTAGATCGAACTGTCGGCTTCTGGGAAGTGTTCTTTGACCCAGGCTTTATCGAGTAAGGGAAGTAAGTGGCTAGGAGGATGGCTGCGTAAGATCCCAAAATGCATACCACGGTTACCAGTGCTGTAACTAATATAATCATATCCCATCTCCTTTAACTTGCCATCGGCCCGTTTGGCGGCTTCGGGGTTGTCGAAGTCCATCCAGAGTCTTTTTGACCAGACAACACCCTTAAATCCCTTAACAGTTCCTGCCTGCTCAACCGCTTTTGCGGTCTCTGCCGTAACCTGGTAGAGAGACGAGAAGCCTTTAAGATCACTCTCACCGAGTACCAGGAAATTAGGCACAGCACCATAATCTGCGGTAGCAGAGTATAAACTAAAAGTGTAAGCCACATTACCACTCCTTATTGAAATAGTTGAGGAAAAGTGTTTCTAAGTTTTGCTTTTTTGTTGATAAGCAAATCCATATTTGAAGCATTTCCTTCTACTAGGTTAGGTTGAGTAATTAAAGGACATTTGTGAAACTGAACAGTAACAGCAAAAAATCCTAAGTCAACTCTTTGAGGTTCCGCATAACCTTGCAAAGATTTATCACAAGAAATAGTCACAACTTTATCCATAAAATTGTGATCAATAGCTTGAGTAGAACCCATCCAATAATCTGACTCGATAAGCTTGTTGTAAGAGTCTAATTCCATTTTAGAACGAATAGCAATCTTTTCGTTAATGTTATTAACAAAATTTAAGAGATACTGAGCCATGTTAATAAAACTTCCAGGAACGTCTCCGCCTACGTTGCCCACCCGAGCTTTATGGGTCATAATGACAGCAGAGTCCAGAGCATAACGTTTATCTAAATACTGGGAAATAACGAATCCCATACTAGCACTAAAAATACTAATAGTATGTATCGGGCGCTTTAAACTCTTAGCGGTCTCAATAATCATAAGACCATCTTGAATACTGCCGCCGGGGGTATTAAGTACTAAATAAAGCGGCTTTCCTGCTTTTAACTTAACGTCTTTTTCGAGAAGTCTTTTTTGCACTTCTGCTGCTGTGTCGCTAAAAATAGGTAAATTCAACTGAACTGTATTGTCTTCTGATAATTCAATAACGTCCCCTGATTGACTAGCTTTACAGGCCCCGCAGGACAGTAACATCGCGATCATTAACATTAGATTTTTCATTTGTTCTCCATTCTATTTACATTATAGCAAATGTGATTATTTAAGTCAATAACTATTCTTCCTCGTTTTTCAATCCGGCTAAAGTATTGAATGTCTTAGCCTCCGCTTTTATATTTACACACAATCCAAGTTGATCATTTAAAGTTCGGAGGGTGGACACGTATATTTGTTTGAGTCGTTCTGCTTGTTCTTTTGGAACTTGATTGCTGGTACTATCGTGACAGTCAAGTAAGATAGGCTTGATTTTAATGCCTTCTTCCTTACAACGCCCATAGATACTAAGCACCCATAGTATGAGTATGTCGTGCGCACTACTTTGTACAAATCTGTTAGGTAAGTCTTTATATTCCGGATCGGGTACACGTATTATCCTTCCTATGATATTGCGAAGATGACCGTCTTTACGATTAACTTCACGTAGTTGATAGTTAAACTTTCTTACAGCATCGAATTTACGCCAGTAAGCTTTTACATATTCGTCTGCTTGTTCGACAGTAGTTGGTATACCTTCTTTTGTAAGGTTTTTAGACACAGTGTGTTTAGTGCCTGTATATTGTACAGCAAGCTGAATAACTTTAGCAACTTTACGTTGTTTAGCAAATCTTTCTTTAACTTCAGAGGTAATAGGTATATTTGGGTTGTATCCGTAATGAAGCTCTTTGTCTGTCTTAAAAAGCTCTAAAGCTAAGTCAAGATAAATATCGCCTAGCCCGTCCCTGAAGACTTTGAGGAGGGAGGGGTCTTCGCTGTAGTGCGCGGTAACCGTGGGTTCAATTGCGGATAAGTCGGCGTGTACACCAACATATCCCTCGTCGCACTTAAGATTTTTAAGTATCGCTTTCTCGTCAAACGGAGCATTAAGTAGGTATGGCTTAAAACCTGAGAGACGATAAGATACAGTACCGCAAATGTTAAAGCCAGGGTGAAGCCGACTGTCTCTACAGCTTGACAAATAAGGTCCAGAGAAATTAGTAGATAACGTATTAGCTTTTTCATATTTTAAGTAAGCCTCCACAAAATTACCCTGGAGCCGTTTGATGCTATCCCCGTCCACACTAGGTTTGCCTCCTTCGGTAAAATTGAGGGGTGTGTGTCCGAGTTTTTCAAAAAATAGTTCTCTTTTATGTGCGTCAGAATTGAGGTTGAAACGTTCCCATTTTTCTGGATGATTCGCATACCAAGTTCTGTTGCTTTCCCGCTTATACTCGGTAATTCTACGATCTGCCCAGTCTTTTTCGAGTGATTGGATTTCATTCTTTAGCTCCTTCTGAAACCGAGACTTAGCTGCTTCTTTTGTTTTAAGAAGTCTCTGGTGAGACCTCTCAAGCCCAGGTACATCCACTGAAACGCCGCTATCGGTGTTGTTCTGCAACAAAATGTTGTATTTCATCATTTGTTCAAGCATCCACCAATAATCGTTTATATCAAAAAACGGTGACAACTTTTTATACAAAAGAATAGTAGAATAGGCATCCAATGCAGCATACTTAGCTAATACCTCAAGGTCGGCTAAGTGCATGTCTTCGCCTTTGCCCTTGCCCCCGTTAGCTTTAATATTACTTATTAATTCGGTATTGCCTCGCTGTTCCATATCTAATAGTTCCACCTGGGCGTCTTTAAGACCATAAGGCCTTGGGCCAGAAGGGGCAGAGGCCAGATGCCACATAATACGGGTATCGGCTTTCCAATAAGTCTCTACTTTATAATGTTTATCTAAGTGCGTTTTGTCGTAAGTGAAATTATGACCAACAAGATGGTAGTCCATAAGCATAGTGCCAAGACTGTCCGCAAGGTTTTTATCAGAAGCCTCAGTAAATATATTCTTTTCTTTGTCATAAACTTTTAATGGTATATAAATAGCGTTTATGCCATTGTTTGTTGTCTCTGCTGCAAGAGACACTCCTAAAATACAAGTAGGATGTGTTTCAATGTCACAGGCCATTAAGCCTTTCCATTGTGTAACAATACTAATAAATTCTTCTAATGTTGTTACTGTTTTGTATTTCATGTAAAAATGCCCCGTTTAAAGTCCGGGGCCACGACTATCGAGCCGATTTACATTCACGGCTATAAGCTATCAACCGATAGGGAATACAGCACGCACTCGCTTTGTGGGCTTTCCAAGGTATTCCTCATCAACGAGATAGACAGCGACATTTGTTCCTGAAAGATTGTAAGCATCATTGCCTGCATCTTTAGGTGATCGAGGAATAGGGAATGCGTTAATAGCATCGCTATCCAGACCAAAAGCTTGCAACCGTCGTTTCAAATTGCTCTCTCCGTACTTGGTTGGTTCCATAGTACCACTGTCAGAGAGCTTTGTCAATACAATATTTTCGTATACGGGGCGCTGTAACCCTGCTACGGAATACTTAACTTCGACGCCGAAACTACCAGTCTTGTAGGACTTAGGCGTGAATGATTCCACAACAGCGGTACGTCGTTCTCCGCGGTCTGACGTAGCTTTGCTAAGTGGCACTTCTTTTGCAGCTGTTTTTGTACGAGTAGCCCAATTGCTACCTGCACCTGATGAGTTTTTACTCATTGTTTACTCCTTTGTTATAGTAACGTTTGTTCATACATCTTTTGTTCCCAGGCCTCAACGGCCTTTTCAGCGTACTCTAAAGCTTCTTTAGCTATCTGTTCTTTTTTTAGAGCACATAGAACGCCTTCTCTTTGAATTATTGCTTGCATAGCAACACTAAAAAAATGAAGTCTCAATTGTTTATTTTGATCCATTTTTAAGAGCCTTTTTAACTTCTTTTACAATTTGTTCAAAAGTATCAACTTTTAAATAAATTTGATCTGTAAGCTGGGGGCCTCCCATAGTATTCTCAATAAAAACAACATTAGCAGTTTTGTTGATAACTAATGTAACGTGCTTGTTAATTTCTTTTCTCACTTCTTTTTCTTTTTTAGGTTTTTTAGTTCTAAACGCTTCAGTCATACCATCGCTCATTGTGTCTCCTTTTTAAGTCTAGTTTTTAGTTGCATTTTTTTCATCAAATCTGGACGCATATCTCGCATAGCAGCATAAAGAGTGATCTCGCACTCTCTACCGTCAAGATCTGAAAAAGTAAAATAAGCAGCAAAATTAGCTGGCACTACTCGAACTTCAACCTCTTCAACTAATTCTTTATCTAAATAATCCATTAACATCCTCAAATCATCTGTTCTAATCCTCATCATCGTCTCCTTTATTTTGTGATTCTAACTTCTTGTATTGTTCGCAAAACCTAGCTGCAGAACAATAACTACGACATCTTACGTTTTCTCCTGGTCTAAACTTAATAGAGTACCCAGTGCCTAAAGACTCTAAAGCAAGTTTAGCAGCGTCTTCGCTTTGACAAAGTCTAGTTGCCTTTTTTTGTCCTTTTTTTATAATAGCCCAAACATCACCTCTAGCCCACCTGTCTTCCGAAGAGCATGGCGTCTGATCTGCCAGCTCGTGCGGAGATAGGGAGGCAGCAGCTTTATGGAGGCTTACTCGTTCTTCAACGTAAGCTGCCACCTCCTCGTCAGGTATGATCGGCACGTCAAGAAGTACCACTTGCTGTGCCGGGTAGGGATCTCCTTCGCGCATATATTGGTTCTTGGACCAATCTCGCAATATAGCTACTATCTGTAGCTTGTTAACATTCTTTCCGTTCTTACGCAAAATATGAGCATAAATATTTAACTGTTTTGCGTACTCTTCCGGAACTCCATCTCTAATCTTGTATACAGAAGTAAACTTGTAATCTTGTAAGATTCCTTCTTTCAAAAGAAATCTATCCATTTGTCCACCAACCCGCCAGCCATTAACGTCAATATAAAGACGTTCCTCAGCTATAGCTGTCTCTTCAGCTCTTTCGAGGATTCCGTGTACTACTTGACCGAGCAAACTCCAAATGCGATCAGACACGTCTTCTTCAAGTTGTTCCTCGAACAAATTTTCTAAAGCCTTCATCTGAGGTGGCTTTAGTAAAGACGTAACACTAATATCACAATCGCCGCTGTTGTACCCGTCATTAGACACAGCTTTAACAATAGGCTGTGGCAAACCAAGTTTGTTAGTTAACTTCATATACAGTATTATACAACATAATAGACAAAAAGTCAACTAGGCTTTTTTAAAACCCAGTCAACTTGTTCGCCACAATCGTTACATACACCATCTTTATAGTTTTCGTGAAAACAAGCAAGTTCATCAGTTTCCGATTCCAAATAGTGTGAAAAACCACTTGACGTAAGTTCTAAGTATCCTTGTTCGGTAATTAAAACAGTAACTCCAATTGCGACGTAATCGAGATCTCTTGGGTGAATATCTTCGTAAGAAAATCGAAGAATGTCACCTTGCTCGTCCTCAAGTAAACCTTCTTCGCCGTTCCATTCGATAACTTTTGCAAGTCCGTACATGACTACCTCCTGGGTTATATTTGAATACTAACACACAAATATTTTAAAAACAAGAGAATTTTGTCAAGAAATTTGATGTCAATAATATCAAGCACTTATAAAAAACTACTTGACAAGGCAAAAAATAGTGTATATAATAACTACATATGTGGCTTAGTAATACGCCGTAGTTAGTATATATGTAATATAAATTATGTAAGCGGCGTAATAACTATTGACATTTAAGGCGTAATTTGTTATAATACATATATGAAGTTGAATAGAAAACAACGCAGAGCGTTAAAAGCAAAAGGAGTAAAGCTAATGAGATCTGAAGAAGAATTAAAGAAGATGTACATTGATTTATGTACAAGAGCCGGAGAATTGCAATATCAAATTTCTCAACTTAAACTTGCTCTTGACGAAATCAATGGAAAACTTGTTGACGTTAATCGTGAATTTGTTGAATTAAAACAATCTCAGCAAAAGAAAGAAGAAACTAAACAAGGAGTTGAAAATGTTTCGCAAAGCCAAACTGATTAGATTAGAGCAAACTCAAGAAGGTTTTAACGCCCAAGCTGAGTCTTTTTTGTCTGAGCATGGGTTTGGTGTAAGTGAAGACTCTAAAAAATTATTCGCAGCTTTTGTACAACACTTGCCCCAAACAGAAGACTCGTTTGATCCCGTCTTGTTAGCTAAGATGATGCGTAAGGCACGAGCCAACGAGTTGGCATTCTATCTAATGCACCCTGAGAGAGCACCTAAGAAAGAGCAAAAAGATGGATCAGAAACAACTTCAGAAACTTCAACAGAAGTGGTATAAGAAGCTAGCTAAGTCTGGGTTTAAGGACATAGAAGATCCTTCCAGACAGGACAACCCTCTGATACATTGGGATAGTATTGAGTTTCAGAGGTATTGGACTCCGGATGCTTTTGTTGAAAAACAAAGGTATTACGAGTTAGCTAGACAAATGCTTTTTGACTTTAAGTTTAAAAGCAAACGAGACAAAAAAATCTGGGAACTACATGCAGATGGTGTCCAGAATAAAGATATAGCTAAAGTAGTAGATTTACACCCTAACTGGGTTAGTAAAATAATTAAGAAGTATGCAAGTTACATTAAATACAATTCAGATTAGAGATCTAAGAGAGGAAGACTTGCCTCTTATTTATTCTACTTGGCTTCTTGGTCTTTACCACGGCTGTGAGTGGTTTGGTAGAATTAAAAAAGATTCTTTCTTTAAGAACTATAAAGCATTCTTAGAGAAGAGATTACTTTCTTGTCAAGTAAAAGTAGCATCCTTAGCTGAAGATCCAGATGTTATTTTAGGATATGTTTGTTACAGAGAAAACGTATTAGACTGGATTTTTGTTAAGAAAGCTTGGAGAAAGATGGGAATAGCTAAAATGCTATTACCACAAGGTGTTACAAAAGTGACGCACTTAACAAAAGTTGGAAGGTCTATAAAACCAAAAGAATGGGATTTTGACCCGTTTATTTAAGGAGAACCATGAGAGCACGAGCAATTCAATTAAACCACGCAATAACAATCCCAGGGACTAACATCCTAGGAGCTATTTCTATTCTTCCTGAAAAGCACCCTAAAGCTGTTATGATGGTTGGGGATCATGGTGTTACTGTAGAAAGTCACGATATTACTTTCTTCATTCCTATGAGCAACATTCATTCTATTATTTTAGCTCCAGAAGTTGTATCTGAATCCGTTAGAGAAACAAAAAATGGAAGATCTAAATAAGCTTCTTAAAAAAGCTAGTGATGCGGTAAAAAAGGACATTAACCATATTTACTTGGAAGTGTCCACCCGCAAGCTTTCTGATAAGTCTGCTAGAGATTTAGTAGCTTACGTAAAACTTCTGTCGGATTTATCAAAAGCTCAAAAAGAACAGAAAGAAGAGCTAGCAGCTGTTCCGGATGATGAATTAAAGAAATTAGCTAAAGAGTTGTTAAATGAAACCAAACCTTGAACACGTACTTACAGAGCTTAAAAAGCGTAAGGAAAAACCGTTCAAGTTGGATGATTTTCTTTTTAAAGAACAGTTAGAGTTTGTAGCAGATCCCAGCAGATTCAAAGTAGCTGTTACAACAAGACGTGCCGGAAAGACTGTATCCTGTGCTGCCGATCTCGTGTTCACTGCTGTAAACAATCTTGACGTAATCTGTATTTATATTACGTTGTCACGTAGTAACGCTAAAAGGATTGTATGGCCAGAACTAAAAAAGATAAATCGACAATTCAATCTTGGCGGCGTTTTCAATTCATCCGAATTATCTGTTATGTTTCCATCGGGCTCTACTATTTATTGTACAGGAGCCGCTGACAAGTCAGAGATCGAAAAGTTTCGTGGACTTGCTATTAAAAAAGTTTACATCGATGAGTGTCAGTCATTCCCTTCTTTTATCGAGGAGTTAGTTAATGACATTATTGGCCCTGCTCTTTTGGATCACGCCGGTACTCTTTGTCTCATTGGTACTCCGGGTCCTATTCCTAGCGGTTATTTCTTTAATTGCAGTCGCTCTAGTAACTGGTCTCACCATTCTTGGGCTTTTTGGGATAATCCGTTTATTTCAAAAAAGGCAGGAATGTCTCACGAAAGAGTCTTTGAAGAAGAATTAAAGCGTCGAGGAGTTACGGCAGATCATCCAAGTATCCAACGTGAGTGGTTCGGTAAGTGGATGCTGGACAGTGATTCCTTAGTTTACCATTACGATAAAAACGTAAATGATTTTGACGAGCTTCCACCTGGTAAATGGAATTACATATTAGGAGTTGACCTTGGGTACAACGATGCTGATGCTATATGTTTACTTGCTTGGAGTGAAACTAGCCCTTCTACGTATCTTGTGGAAGAGATTGTAACAAAGCATCAAGGTATTACAGAACTTGTCAATCAAATTGAAACCCTACGTATGCAATACGACATCAGCAAAATCGTAGTTGATACTGGTGGCTTGGGTAAAAAGATTTCAGAAGAAATATCAAAGCGTTATAAGATATCCGTTCAACCTGCTGAAAAGGTTAGAAAAATTGAATACATAGAACTGTTAAATGATGCCATGAGAAGTGGTAAAGTAAAAGCTAAAGGTGATTCTCAATTTGCACAAGATTGTATGCGAGTAGAGTGGGATTTAGATAAAAGCACCCCAGACAAGAGAGTGATCAGCCGCAGGTTCCACTCAGATATCTGCGAGGCCTTGTTATACGCTTGGCGAGAAAGTTATGCGTATACCCACGCTACAGCGCCAAAACTTTTGAAATATGGGTCAAAAGAATGGGAATTAGAGGAAATTGCGAGGATGGAAGAACAGGCAGAAGAGTACTTTAAGAATCTCGAAAATGCCAATAAAAACGATGATTTTGGTATGTAATTGTGTTTCGATAAGCAAATTTAGTAGCTAATTCAAGCTATTAACTATAGGATTTTAAAAATGCCCCTAAAACACGGAAAATCTAAAAAGACTTTACAAGAAAACATTAAGACGGAAATCGAACACGGTAAAGACCCACGACAAGCTGCTGCTATCGCTTACTCCGTTAGACGCAAGGCTATGCAAAAAATGGCCAAGGGTGGTATGATGGAAGAAAGCTGTGAGCACGGCGGACCCAAGCACTGCGCTATGGGGTGTTATGCTGACGGTGGGGAAGTAATGGACAAAGAATCCACAGAAGGTGAAGTCGGAGTACACGTAAGCCGTCCCGACTATATTGATGAATTGGAAGACGAGCCAATGGGCAACAGTTTTCACAGTGACGAGTTTTTAGCCGATCCTTATGGTGAAATGACTTCTAACCACCATTCTGAGTTCGATCCAGATGTTGAAGAAGAAGAGCATGATGATCCAAGCGAAAGTTCTTTTCACGCTGATATGGAATATAATCCTAAGAAGCGTCTAGAAAAGATCATGGCTAAAAGACGTATTGCAAAGTTTCCTAAACAATCGAGGTAGTAAATGGACTTGAAAGAGTTGGAAAAGTTGATTAAGTTATGCCACAAGTATAATGTCAAAACTATTTCCACCCCTGAAGTCTCTTTAAACATCGAGAGTTTTGTGGCTAATAAGCCTAAGCTTAAAGCTCAAGAAACAATTCAAGAAAACCAAGAACCACAGTACACTGAAGAAGACATCTTGATGTGGTCAGCTGGACAACTATAGTTTATGGCTAAAATTACAAAACGTCCTCAAAGTGAGCGCGAAGTTGTCAAAGTAAAGACACGCGCTACACCTGCGGATGCCGGTCCAATTAAGTGGTGGAAACAAAGTTCTAAAAGCGAACGAGGTGCTGCGCTCATTTCCACAGCCGCGTTCTTAAAAGAACAACTTCAATTCAGATATAGACAAGCCTCTATCTATTCTCGTCTATACGCTAATATGCCTTTGTTCGGGATGGCTGGTACTAGCTTAAACAAATTAAGCCAGAACAATCAGCTGCCTCTGGATCGTCCTACTATGAACGTAGTACAATCCTGCGTGGACACGCTGGTGAGCCGCTTGACACAATCACGACCCCGTCCTATTTTCTTGACAGATAATGGTGACTACAAAGCACGCAATCTTGCAAAGCAATTAAATCAATTTGTTATGGGCGAATTCTATCGTACCAAAGCTTATGATTTAGGAACACAAGCTTTAAGAGATGCAGCCGTACTAGGAACCGGATGCTTAAAAGTTTACGAAGGTCAAGATAAAAAAGTACACATAGAAAGAGTGCTGTTTACAGAACTTCTTGTAGATCCTAACGACGGTCTTTATGGCGATCCCCGTCAGATGTATCAGCTTAAATTAGTTGATAGAGAAGTACTAGTTGAAATGTTCCCTGACAAAGCTAATGACATCATGCGAGCTGAACAAGCATATCCTGATACCGCCGGTGACAGTAGCAAAACAGCATCTGACCAAGTTATGGTCATTGAAGGATGGCACTTGCCTTCAGGTCCCGATGCAGGTGATGGACGACACGTTATAGCTTGCACCAACGTCACACTGTTAGACGAAGAGTACAACAAAGAAAAGTTCCCTTTTGTCTTTTTACATTACAGCCAGCGTTTGTTAGGTTTCTTTGGTCAGTCCTTAGCTGAACAACTAATGGGCACCCAAGTTGAAATTAACAAGCTTCTGATGACTATCAGCCGTTCTATTAATCTTGTCGGCGTACCCCGTGTTTTCGTCGAGGATGGCTCCAAAGTCGTTAAAGCTCAGCTTAACAATGATGTGGGATCGATTGTCACGTACCGTGGCACTAAGCCCGTTTACGAAGTAGCACCTTGCGTGCCTGCCGAAGTTTATGCACAATTACAAAGACTCGTTGATTATGCCTACCAGCAAAGCGGAATCTCAGCCCTCTCTGCTGCAAGTAAAAAGCCTGCTGGACTGGATTCTGGTGCAGCCCTCAGAGAGTATGATGATTTACAGTCTGATCGCTTCGCTACCCTTTCAAAAAGATATGATAACCTCTACGTCGAGTTGGCCTACCAAGCTATCGAACTTGCAAAAGATATTGCAGAAAGAGACGGAAGCTACTCTACAGTTTATCCAAACAAAGACGGAACAAGAGAAGTAAACCTTCCTGAATCTGACTTGTTACAAGACACTTACATTATTCAATGCTACGACGCTTCTAGCTTACCACGCGACCCAGCTGGCCGTTTACAGAAGATTATTGAAATGATTCAAAGCGGTATGGTAAGTGTTCAAGAAGGTAGAAGAATGCTTGACTTCCCAGATCTTGAGCAACAAGAGAAACTTGCTAACAGCGGTGAAGAGAGAATTCTTTACATCCTTGACAAGATTATTGAAAAGGGTGAGTACACTCCACCAGATCCATTCATGGATTTGAACTTGGCTATACAGATTAGTAATCAATACTACAACTTGTATATGCCTACAAAGCTTGAGCCTGAGAGAGCTGAAATGGTCCGTACGTTTAACTCTCAAGCCATTACTTTACAACAAGCGGCCCAGCCGCCGATGCCCATGGCTCCAGGGGTAGAATCCCCTTTAGCAGTACCAGAGCCATTACCGACATCGCCAATGATTCCCCAAACCTAAAGGAGTGATAAATGTCAAACGAAGTGAAGGCACCTGTAGCGCCTATAGCTGCAGAACAAACCCTAGAAACAACACAACAAAGCGAACAGCCAGTTGTAGAGCAAAATCCTAAGATTCAACAATCTGATGAGAGATTTGCTCAGCTTGCTAGAAAAGAAAAAGCCATCCGAGCTCAAGCTCGTCAATTGCAAGAACAGCAAAAGTCCTTGCAAGAGCATCAGTCTAGAATGGCTGATGAATGGAAAAACAGACTTAAAAACGATACGTTAGCTGTATTAGCTGAAGCTGGATTAACACACGATGATGTAGCGGGCGTATTACTAAATAGCAGACCTGAAGAAGTTGAGATCAAAAGAATTAAGTCAGAGCTTAAGAATCTCCGAGATGCTCAACAAAGTCATTTTGAAAAGCTTCAAGAGCAGCAAAAAGCTGCCTATGAACAAGCCGTGAAACAAGTCAGCCGAGAAGTTAAAATGTTGGTTGACGGAGACGAGGCTTATGAAACCATCCGCGCCACTGGGTCCTATGACGCAGTTGTGGAACTAATCAAACAAACGTATGATGAGGATGGTGTACTGCTGAGTGCTGAAGAGGCCGCTGCATTGGTAGAAGATTACCTGACAGACGAAGCTCTATCTTTAGCCAAACTGAAGAAGGTGCAATCCAAATTAGCTCCGCCAGAAGCTGCACAATCTGGATCAGAAGATAAGTCAAGCCAGAAGCCACAAATAACAACAAAAACATTGACGAATACTGTTACAGCATCGTCAAAACCTTTGACAAACAAAGGTCGCCGGGAACGTGCGATCGCTGCTTTCAAGGGACAATTAAAATAATAAAGGTGACTTATGTCAGCAATTTACGCAAATGTAAGTAACCAGGTAGCTGCTTTAAAAGAGCTCTATACTGGTGACGATTATATGAAGGATCTCGTCTATAAAAAGAATCCTCTACTAGCCCTCCTCCCCAAGGACGAGAGCCCAAGCGGATTCGCTGGAAAATATATTCCAGTTCCGTTGGTGTATGGTACACCGCAAGGCCGTTCGGCAACCTTCAGCAACGCTCAAGGAAACCAAACAGCTCCACAAATCTCCAGCTTCTTCGTTTATCGTATTAGCAACTATCAGTTAGCTACTATCACGAACGAACTGTTGGAAGCAACAAAAGATAACGCCGGTGCTTTCGTAGATGAAGCAAAGCTTGTTATGGATACTGCTTTCCGCAATATCTCAAACGACTTAGCTCTCGATATCTTCAAAGGCGGTACAGGAAGCCGTGGTCAAATCGGCACCATCAGCTCTCCTTCTACAGCTGTCGGAGCCACCGTAATCCAATTAGCAGACGTACCAAGCGTTGTTAACTTCGAAGTTGGCATGACTCTTGTAGTATCTGCTACAGATGGTGGTGTTCCTTCAAGCTCTACGGTGGTTCTTACCGCTGTTAACCGCTCAAGCGGTGTACTACGCGGTACAGCGTCAGTTAACCCGTTGTCTGGCTGGGCGTCCTCTGGATACCTCTCCGTACAAGGTGACGTTGCTGTTGGTGGATCTACCTCTACTTCTAGCTTCTTGAAAGTTAGCGGATTGAGCGCATGGTTGCCTGAAGTTGCTCCAGCTCCTGGAGACAGCTTTTGGAACGTAGATAGATCGGCAGATCCAACCCGTCTCGCCGGAGTGCGATACGATGGTTCAAGCCAGTCAATCGAAGAAGCCCTAATCGACGCTTCAAGCCTTGTCGCACAAGAAGGTGGACAGCCAGATATGTGCTTCATGAATTTCTCCAGTTATTCCGCTTTGGAGAAGAGTTTAGGCGCAAAGGTTCAGTACGTAGATGTCAAGCACGAAGAAGCTGATATTGCGTTTGCTGGTATCCGAATCCACGCTCCATACGGACCTATCACCGTGATTCCAGACAGAAATTGCCCGGCTAACCGAGCATTTTTGCTGCAAATGGACACTTGGAAGCTCAGGTCTCTCGGCAAGGCACCTCACATTCTAACCTACGGGCTAGAAGGTTTGGAAGGCTTACGAGTTGGCACGGCTGATGCATTAGAGATCAGAATTGGATATTATGCCAATATGATTTGCAATGCTCCAGGGTGGAACTGCACAGTAAAGCTTTCTGCTTAATTGCAAATAGCTAACGGAGGCCCCTGGGAGTAATCCTGGGGGCTTTTGTTTTATGAGAGATAGAATAGCAAAAATTATAAAAATGTCAAGAGGCGGGCGTATTAAATCAAAGCCCTTCCATGGATACAATCCAAAAAAACATAGCCGTACCGGTGGCTTAAGTGATGCCTACCGCGAAAAGTATAATAGAGAACACGGCTCACGTCTTAAACGTCCTGTTACAGGTAAAGTAAAACCAGGTTCTAAAGCCGCTGGCAGACGTAAATCGTTCTGTGCAAGAATGTCTGGAGTGTCAGGACCTACCTCAAAAGGCGGTAAACTTACGCCAAAGGGTGCCGCTCTTAAGCGTTGGAAATGTTAAGCATTTTTGTCTGTATGTGTGATGTACAGCATTTTTGACGCCTAGAATGCTCTAGGTTGCACCCGGACTTAGATGACCTCCTTGAGTACGGTGAATGTGAACGGAGGCATATAAAGGGCATTAAAATGGCTAATAGGCTTTTTAATCAATTCTCTTTCGGTTTAGAAAAAATGCGGGTAAGCTTGTTCCTAAGCTTCTCGATCGATGGTAGTGGAGATCCAGTTTTGGATGTTGCTAACAGCAAAGGTATTGCGTCTATCACTAAGTTAGGCACTGCAGGTAAGTATAGAATTACTATGCAAGATGCTTATGTAAAACTTTTAATGATAGAACAACTTCCTGTTAATCCAGTATCTGCTGCAGTACTTATGTCATTAGATAATGATGACGTGCAAAATAAAATTATTGATATACAGTTTGCAAGTCTTGTTACAGGTGGCGGAACATATTTATCTTCCGGTGAATCTCGTAAAATGGTGTTAGTACTTCGTAACAGCACTGCTCCTTAATCTTACCAATGTCGCAAGCGACTAAGGGGCTGGCGTAAGCTGGCCCCCCTTCCTTAAGGAGATGCCGTGCCCGCACCTTCAATACCACAAAACCTTATTGCTCAACAAGGCAATGGTCAGGTATACTTATCATGGGATCAGGTTGCAGGAGCTACCAGTTACCCACTACAACGGAGTACAGACAATGTCAATTTTACGGCTATCTCTCCTGCACCTACTACGCCTCAGTATCTTGATACTAACGTCATTGTGGGTACTACATATTATTACAAAGTAGCATCCGACAACGGAACGACTTCTTCGTATACAAACTCTGTTTCTGTAGTACCTGCCCTAACTGGACAAATGTCCCTAGGTCAAGTACGCTTACTTGCCCAGCAAAGAGCTGATCGAGTCAACAGTAACTTTGTTACGAAAGAAGAGTGGAATAGTTATATAAATCAATCCTATGCGGAATTGTATGATCTTCTTGTGACACTGTATGAAGATTATTATGTAGCCGCTCCTCTTACTTTTATCACAGATGGATCGACTAACCAGTATACGCTGCCTAATGGTAGTAACTTTAACGGAGCTCCAGCTTTCTACAAGCTTTTAGGAGCAGATTGTGGACTTGGCGCTAATGGTAACGCCTGGGTAACACTGCACAAATTTGAATTTATCAGCAGGAATCGATATGTCTTTCCGAACGTTACTTCTACTTTTCTTGGGGTATTCAACCTTCGTTATCGCGTTGTCGGCAATACTCTCTTTTTTATTCCAACACCTAGTGCCAATCAGTATATCAGACTTTGGTATATTCCTAGAGTCAATACATTATTAAAAGATAGTGATATGCTAGAGAGCGTAAGTGGTTGGATTGAGTACGTTATCGTTGATGCGGCGATTAAGTGTCTGCAAAAAGAAGAATCTGACGTATCAGTTTTATTAGCTCAGAAACAAATGCTTATTGACCGTATTCAATCTTCGGCTATGAACCGAGATGCAGGTCAGCCTGATACTATCTCTGACATACGCTCCTTCGGGGAACGTTGGGGTGGCTATGGTTCACCAAACGGTGATGGCTCGTTCGGAGGCTACTAATGGCTTTGCCGATATACAAATCGGAAGATAACAGTTTAACGCTGCTACAAACCGCTTGGGCTACACAGATTAATCCTGTATTGTCTTTACCTCAAAGTTCTGGTATCATTCTAAAGAATGTTAGCTTAATTCTAGGTGACAATACTATTGACCATAGATTAGGCAGGGATTTACAAGGATGGCAGTTGATTCGGGTAAGAGCAGCTGCTACAATATACGACAAACAAGACTCTAACCAACTAAAGTCTAGGACGCTAGTGTTAAACAGCTCAGTTCCTGTAGTAGTTGATTTATTTGTATTTTAAGGAGGGCTTATGCCCAGCACATTGTCACCTAATATGTCTCTGATTCTACCAACGGTAGGACAAGAACCAGGACCTAATTGGGCTTTAGACCTTAATAGTTCTTTATCGCTTGTTGATCAGCATAACCATGCATCTGGAAGCGGCGTTCAGATCACTCCAGCTGGTATAAATATTGACGTAGATTTGCCTTTTAACGGCAGTAATGCCACAGGTTTAAGATCAGCTAGATTTGATGTACAGGGTTCCCCTTTATCCGGTGGACTTGATATCGGATGTATTTACGTATCCGGTCAAGATTTATATTATAATGATACTTTAGGTAATCAAGTACAATTAACAGCTTCCGGCGCTGTAAACGGTACACCAGGTTCTATCGGTAATCTCATTGCACCTGCTGCTGTCACTTACGTACCAGCTAATCAAACGTTTGTATTCGAATCCAACCAAACCAATGCCACGCCTGCTGCTTTAGACGGCGGACCTGTATTGATTAGAAATGTCACAGCTGCAAGTAATTATATTAGATTACAAGCCAATCCCGTACTACCTGGTAACTACTCGATTACACTACCTTCATCTTTACCTGCTTCCCAGCAGTTCATGACTATCAATAGTTTAGGCAATGTAGTATCAGTAGCTGCTGACAATTCAACTGTAGAAATATCTGCTAATACTTTGCAAGTAAAAGATAATGGAATTACTTTAGCTAAAATGGCTGATAACTCTGTTGGCACTTTAGAGTTAATTGATGGCAATGTAACTAATTCTAAATTGGGACTTTTATCTGTAAGTACGGGAAATATTCAAGCAGCTGCAATTACTGAAGATAAGAAAAGTGCTGGAACGTATATCAGTTATACGGTAAATATCCCTGCAACTCTAGTGGGGAATAGTACATGGCAAACAGTGGGTACAATTGGAACTCTTACTACTACCCAAGATCATAGATTAGCTATGATGGGATTTAAAAATGCCCCATCCTCATACGGAATAAGCATTGCGGTTCCGCCAGGGGGAGGTTGGTTTTATAGAATAGTGGTCTCTGGGCCAAGCGGTTATACAAATTATTTATATCTTACAATCAAAGACATAAATGGAGCTCCTGCGACAACAAATTTAGAAGATCAATATAATTGGCTTAGTTTTCCTTCTTCCGGACCATTAATTGCTTGGCCAGTAAACGTCATGCAGTCTTTAACCTTGCCGTCAGTTGGAGCGTACACTTTTACATTGCAGTTCAAGGGGCCTTTTAGTAATCCTCAATGGTATAACTACATTGGTTGGGCTCAACTAGGATCTTAAAGTAAATGCCAATAAATAAACAGACATTAAACATTCCCTTTGCACAGGGATTAGATACTAAGAATGACCCATGGCAAATACAGCCTGGTAACTTCTTATTGCTAGAAAACGCTTTGTTTCAAAGAGGTAATGCTTTAAAGAAGCGTACTGCCTACGCTCCATTGCCTAGCTTACCTAGCGGAGCTGAGGCTACTACACTTACTACGTACAAGAACAACCTCACTGCTATCGGCGTTAGCCTATTTGCCTTTAGTGATGAGAGTGACCAATGGATAGACAAGGGACGTATCCAACCTATATCCCTTTCCACGGAGTCTATTGCTCGTACAGCTTATAGTATCACAGCTGCTGACTCATGCGTATCAACCAATGGTCTTGTCTGCTCTGCATTTCTAGATGGAGACGGTGTTTGGAAATATACAATCACATCCAAAACTACAGGCGAAACCCTTGTAAACATTACAGCTTTACCTTCCACTGCAAGTGTATCTAAAGTACATCAGCTCGGAAACTATTTTATTATCACATTCTTACGTAGCGGCGCGCGGTTAAGTTACATAGCTATTCCTATCGCTGCTATTACAAATGTGGTAGGTCCTGTAGATTTAAGCACATCAGCTACTACTGCATACGACGCACACGTTATCAGTGATATTCTATATTTTGGTTGGACTGATGGCGCTAATATGCGTATCAGTCAAATGAGTCGAACGCTACAACAAGGTTCTACCTATACACTTCTTGGGTACACAGCCACACGTGTAAGTGTTACTGGATATCAACCTCCAACAGGACTTGCGACTATTTGGCTTACCGTTTATGATGGCACTAATGCGTATAGCTGGGCGTTTAATAGTTCCTTAACTACACCTTCTGCTGCTTTTAATACAGTTGTAACTACCACAGGTACGCAGCTTACTTCTGTAGCTGATGCTTCTGGTCTTACTATTCTATTCCAAGTTACTAATACTTATTCCTTTTCCTCTGATCGTACAGATTATGTAGAAAAGATTACTTGCTCGCCGACAGGTACAATCGTAGGTCCAGTCGTTGTGCATAGAGATGTTGGATTAGGCAGCGAAGCTTTTATTTACAACGATACTGTTTATTTTTTAGGTACTCATAACGGAAACAACCAGCCTACTTATTTTCTTATTGACGAAAACGGTTATGTACTATCTAAGCTTGCTTACAGCAACGGTACAGGATATCTCACTACACAATCTT